AGAACTTGCAGACAAATTGTACGCAGGCGAAACAAATTACATTTTTTACAAAGTAATATTAGATAAGGATGGATATAGAGCAGTGCCTAAGAATGCTGTTGAAAGCAAAACGCACACAGAAATACAACAGAAAGATATAGTAAACACAAATTTGTATGAAATAAAATCCAACACAGATGATTCATGCATTAGATTTAATTTAAACATGATTAAAAAAGAATGGAATATATCAATAGACAGTGACTTAAAATCGTCGTTGAAGAACAGTGTAGATGCTAATAATGAATATGAGTTCTTTGCAACCAATGTTAGTAACACATCAATACCAGCATACAGTTTTAAAATTAAATTACAAAATTTATTTGATGGTGATATTACAATACCACACACAGTTGATTATGTTCCAAAAATATTTTGTAGAAAAGTGTTCAATTATGCATATGAGGTAACACAATGATACTAAAAATTTCAGATATAGATTTTGTGTTTTTAAGTTTTGACGAGCCAAATGCTGACAAAAACTTTGCTGATTTAAAAAAGAAAGTGCCGTGGGCAAAACGTGTGCATGGTGTGGTAGGATTCGATTCTGCACACAAGAGAGCAGGAGAAATATCTGATTCAGATAGATTTATCACAGTAGACGCTGATACGCAAATAGACGAAGAATTTTTATCAATGCTTGTAGACTTTAATAGTTTAGGGATAGATGACACATACACATTAAGTTGGTGCGGTAAGATTGACCTAAATGGTTTACAATATGGAAATGGCAGTTTAAAATGTTGGACAAAAGAATTTGTAAAAGAAATGAAAACTCATGAGAATCACGATGGCAAAAATAAAAATGTTATTGAGTTTTGTCATAATCCGAAATATTTTCAGTTTAATGAAAATTTTTCAACAAGTTTTATAAATGGTTCGGCCTTTCAGGCATGGAGAGCAGGTTTTAGAGAAGGCGTCAAAATGAGTTTAGATAAAAATGCTCGATTAAGCAATCTGAAAGATGCTTGGTGGCAAAATTATCAAAGACTTCTTGTATGGATGTCAGTGGGTCAAGATTGTGAATACGGATTATATGCAATTCATGGAGCAAGATTAGGATGCTATCTAACAAGTTGCACTGATTGGGATTTCAAGAAAGCAAACAATTACAGTTTCTTTAAGCATTATTGGCAATATGATATTCATGACGGTGGTAACATAAAACCAGATTATTACAAAGATATTGTTGATATGGGGCAAAAGATAAGGGATCAACACGATATACCGTTAAGTCCTGAACCGTTCAGTATTGATCAAAGCAAAACATTTAAAGAAGTTTACTTGAACACACCACGTATTTGGAAAAGGAGATTTAAAAATGTTTGATATATTTTTTATTTCATATCAAGAACCAAATGCAGATGTGAATTTTGCAATACTGCAAGACAGGTTTCCTATTGCTCAGCGAATACATGGCGTCAAAGGTATACATCAAGCACACAAAGAAGCCGCCAAAAAAGCATTAACAAAAATGTTTTATGTTGTAGATGGTGACGCTTTAGTAGAAGATGATTTTAATTTTGATTACGAAGTACCAACAAAAGATATGAATGCTGTTCATGTTTGGAGGAGTAAAAATCCTGTAAATGAATTAGTTTATGGGTACGGCGGAGTAAAATTATTGCCAACAAAACTTACATTAGATATGGATTGCACTTCAACAGATATGACAACTAGTATCAGTAATAGATTTAGACCAATGGAACAGATATCAAACACATCTCGTTTCAACAGTACACCATTTAATACTTGGAAAAGTGCATTCAGAGAATGTGTAAAACTATCAAGCAAAGTGATAGATAGGCAAGACAACAAAGAGACTGAAGCAAGATTAGATGTGTGGTGCAACAATTCAAATGACAGTATTGCTATTGCAGGTGCAAAAGCAGGAAGACAGTATGGTGAAGCAAACAAAAATAACAAAGAAGCATTAGCAAAAATTAATGACTTTGATTGGTTAAAGGAACAGTATGAGCAAGATCCCATTTGATAATATAGTAAAATTTGGACAACAAACAATGCTAGAAAAGAAACTGTTCAATGTCAGTTGGATTTTAAGTAGGTTTTGTAATTATGATTGTTCATACTGTTGGCCTTATGCACACAGTAAATTGTCTGATCATAGACCTCTTGAGCAATATGAACAAACAATTGAAGAAATTAAAAGACAAGCAAGAGCAAACGGCTTTAATGATTTTCATTTTAGTTTTTCAGGTGGTGAACCAACAGCATATAAAAAATTTTTAGAATTAATACAGTTTTACAGCAAAGATTCTACTCCAAATTATCAAAGCATACACATGACAACTAATTTAAGTCCTGGAATGAAATGGTGGCAACGTTGGTTAGATGTCACAAAAAATTTATCAAGACGATCAATCACAGCCAGTTTTCATCATGAATTTGCAAACGAACAAGAATTTGGAGATAAAATTTTAATGCTTACAGATCATGATGTATTTGTTACAATAAATCAAGTGATGGTGCCTGAGATTTTTGATGAACTTTATGATAGATGCAAAAGATTTTATGAAAGAGGTATAAATGTTACACTGAAACCTCAAAGCGATTCTACTGCAAGTTTTATTGTAAAAGGTTATACAGATGATCAAAAGAAATTAATGCAACAAGGTTTCCCACAGCAGTTTCCTGGAAAACACTACAACAACTTTGATAGTTTTGAATCTAACTGGGCAGACAGAATTGATAATAAAATATATCAACTTAAACTTATAGATAGTAAACACAAAGAACATTTTTTGGATCAAGCAGAAAGATTGAATGCGTTTGGATTCAATAAATTTAAAGGCTGGAACTGCAATGCTGGTTATCAAAGTTGTATAATAAGAGAGCCAGGTGGAGAAATAAAAAGAGCATACAGTTGTAAAGACGAGCCGTTAGGCACAATTGATAAAGGATTTGATCTGTTCAAAAAGTCTGCACCTTGTATAACAGACAGTTGTGTAAGTTCTGCAGACAGCAAAATACCAAAGCAAAGGAAGATGGATTTTTTAGAGCATTGGGAATCTGAAGATGCTATTATGGAAATAAGCAGAAAACAATCTAAACAATTTAAAAAGGAAAGACAGAGTGTATAAACTTGAAGACATAAGAGATGTTCATTTTGAAATAACAAGCAAGTGTCAGGCTAAATGTCCTATGTGTCCAAGACGTATTGCAGGTGGGCCTTTAAATCCTTTTATTAAATTAGATGAAGTCACATTAGACACATTCAAAAAATGGTTTCCTGAATCATTTATCAAACAATTGAACAGTATGTTTATGTGTGGTAACCTTGGCGATCCTATTATTAGCAAAGATACATTGGAGATATATCAATACTTGCGTGAAGTGAATCCAAACATCAGTCTTGCAATGCACACAAATGGCAGTGCCAGAGAACCTGCATGGTGGGAGAAAATTGCAAAAGCCAAAGTAAAAGTAACATTTGGTATAGATGGTTTACAAGATACTAATCATCTGTATAGGATATCTACAAATTTTGACAAGATTATTAAAAACGCAAAAGCATTTATAGATGCTGGAGGATTTGCCAAGTGGCATATGTTGGTGTTTGAACACAACGAACATCAAGTAGAAGAAGCAAGACAGATGTCACAACATCTAGGATTTAAAATGTTTACAACAAAACACACATCTAGATTCAAAGGTGATTATTTACAAGTAATAGATGAAGATGGAAAGCCATTGCACAAATTAAGACCAACAGAGAAAAGTGCAAGTATGATACCTTTAGTTGAACAATCACAAAAAGAAATTAAACCTACTATTGTGTGTAAAGCAGTCAAATACAAACAGATATATGTGAGTGCTTGTGGCAATATATCACCTTGTTGCTGGTTAGATATGGAGTGGATCCCACCAATGCAAGAATCAAGAATAGATTATATGAAGAGAATTGGTGAGTTTCCGAATTTAAATACAAGTAGTTTAGAAGAAATATTTGAAAAAGGATTTTTTAATAAAATTGAACAAACATGGAAAGATATTCCTTTACAAGAATGTTCAAAACAATGTGGATCATTTGATAAACTAGGAGAACAATTTGAAAATTAAAATACAAGATGTGCTGTATTGGATGGATGCCATCAGAAACTCTGATGATAGATATCGTACACTTGAAAGTTTCTGGAAAGGTCAAGTCAACAGTAAGTTGTGGTTAATAGATAATCTTAAACATTATTTTAATCCACACCCTTACAATGTATTACTTTGCGGTGGTTGGAATGGTGTACTTGCAACACTATTGTTCAACAGTGATGTTAATATAGCAAAAATTACAAGCATGGATGTTGATCCTAGTTGTGAAAAGATTGCGTGTGATATAAACAAAGCATATGAAATAGAAGGTAAGTTTAAAGCAATTACAAAAAATATGTTAGATTATGACAATTATGATTCACACAACTTAATAATTAACACTGCTTGTGAACACATATCGCAAACGGATTTTAACAAATGGCTAGATGTACTACCCAGAAACACAAGATTAATATTACAAAGCAATGATTATTTTGCACACAAAGAGCATATTAATTGTAAAACTACTCTAGAGGAATTTAAAAACAGTTGTAGTATAGATGTGAATTTTGCGGCTGAACTGCCAACAGAAAAATATAAAAGATTTATGATAATGGGAATCAAAACATGATAATGAGTAAAAAAGACATAGATGAATATCACAATCTAGGTTTAGACACAGCAACAAAAGTGTTTAATAAATTTAAAGATGGCACTCTAGATTGGTTACAACTTGACTTAGATTTCAATGACTATGTAAATGCTTTAGAAATGACAAATATAAATCCATATTTTGTTGAACACAGAGAGGACGAAACACACAAAGGTTGGGAAAGTTGTTGTTTACACGGACTGGGTATTGATCAAACTAGAGTTGCGAAGGAGTATGGATATGATGACGAACTAAATGCTCCGTATGATTGGACACCTTTGCAAAAATTGGCTCCAACTGCAAAAAAATTCTGGGAAGATTTCCCAGCAGAACGATACAGCAGAATTAGATTTATGAAACTAAAACCATCAGGCATGATTGATTGGCACAATGATGACCCTGGCACACCTTTACCAGATGATTTGTGCAATTATCTGATTCCTATTAATGTTGCAATTTTACACCCTGCACTCTGTTATATGGAATTAGAAGGTGAAAAATTAGTGCCATGGAAACATGGCAAAGTGTTTTTAGTAAACATTTTAAAAAATCACAGAGTAGTGAACAATTCTAATGTAGATAGAATACACATGATTGCTCAAGCACATATTGGAAATAAAAGGAAAGAATTTAACGAATTACTAGATAGGAGTATACAAAAATATGGCGTTTCTATTTGAAGCACAAACAAAAGAAAAGAAAAATATTGTTTTCATTTGCAACACTAACTTTCACCAGATAGACAATGCAAGTGCAAAAGAAACAATTATGAATATTGCTGAATATCAAATCAGTAATATTACAAGCAAAGGCTATGATTGTTATGTTGCTATCAGTGAAGACACAACTTTACAAAAGGTTGTAGATGATTATGATTATGCAGTATGTTACAGCACAGATACAGAGTTTGAGGGAGATAAATTTTTTGAACACTTACATGAACTTATTAAATCAGATTTTTTGGTTGCAGGACATATATTGGATAGAAAAGAAGGCTGGTATGAAATTCATGAACAATGCTATGTGTTAAATTTAAAAAAATACAAAGAATACGAATGTCCTGAAATAGGAGAATTCAAACGGAATGCCGAACATTTTGAAACAGTGCCTATTAGAAGTGATGAAAACTTTCATGATGATCATACTCCGTTATGGATTAAGCCAGGCACAGAGATGGAAAAATACAAACACAAATGGCATGGTTGGAATCTTTTAAGAACTGCATTTGATAACAAAGAAGAAGTTCTTGTGTTTGATGAAAATATAAGACACTCTAAAAGATGTTATTATGCGGCACACGAAACTGACTATATTGAAAACAGCAGTCATATATTAAAGAAATACAATTTAAGTGCAAGTAGATTGTTTTATCCAATCAACACAGAGGAAGTTGTACCATTACCAGATTTTGTTGGTCCTATTAAACAACTTGTAACTCCTGCAAGTGGGTTTAACTGGTTAAAATATTTAGACAAGTATGGATATGATGAAGACACAGAAGTAATATTTTATGATTACAATCCTAATGCACTTTATTATATGCAAACTATAATAGAAAAATTTGAAGGCGGAGACTTGCATAAGTTTTTAAAACAAAACAATACACACAGAACTCCTGATTGGATAAACAGCAAAAAAGATATTGCAGATTATATCAGTAAAATAGGAGGCTTGTTAGCACTAAGAAGCAAATTAAAATTCAAATATGTTGAATGTGATCTTTTAAATGAATTCAATCTAAAAATTAAAAATAACAAAGGCACAATTCTAAATATTAGTAATATATTTGCCTATGAACCAACAGCGGCAGTTGTGCCAACAAAACAAAGAGTATTCAGAGAAAACAAATTAATTAGATTGCTGAATGAAAAATATGATAAAATTCATTTAATTGCATCTATGCACTCATGGACAGGTTACGTGGATTATCCTATGTTAGCAGGTCCAGTAACAAAATTTACAGAGTGCGATATAGAATCAATGAGAGCACCATTATGGCGCTTCGGAAAAGATTGGAAAAATCCAAAGGATCCTTATGAAGAAGACGAAGAATAGTTGTACTTTCTGTATGCATCCTTTCACAGGACTTGCCACTAGAGAAGATGGAGCAATAAAAGTTTGTTGTAGAAGTTTGCCAATTGCTAACATCAAAGACATGAGTCTAGAAGAAGCATGGAATTCAGAAGCAATGAAAGAAGTAAGACGTCAAGTATTAAATGATGAAAGACCAGATGTGTGCCAGCCTTGTTTTGATTTAGAAGATCAAGGAGTACAAAGTTTACGACAAAGACATATTACAGATTCTTCACCAGAATCAAGAAGTAATCTGTATCCAAATGCTTTAGATAGTTTACAAACGGATTATTCAATGCCATTTGAATTGCCCACAATGGAGATTAAAATTAATAACTTATGCAATCTTAAATGTAGAATGTGTAATCCTCTAGACAGTACACAATGGAAAGACTGGAGCAGTATTGTTTCACACTATGAAAAGGAAGGCAATTATCTTGTAGATGCAGTCAAAAATTTAGGATTAGAAAAAGCACCATATGTTGGTTTGTTTGAGGACAAATTACACTTTTGGGAAAACTTAGAAAAACTTTTACCTTATTTCAAACGTGTAGAATTTGCTGGTGGCGAACCTCTTATGGATCCATCACATTACAAAATCTTAGATTTACTTTCTAAAAACGGAAAAAACATTGAAATAAAATACGCAACCAATGGCACAACACTTGGGATAAAGGGTGGCAGAACTGTGCATGAGTATTGGCCCAAGTTTAAAAGTGTGGCTGTAAATGTTAGTATAGACGGATTGCATGACACATACGAATATATCAGAGGCAATGGTAAGTTTTCAGATGTAGAATATAACATAAAGGAAATGAAAAAGATTCCAACAGTAAGCCGTATTGTGGGTGCATTCACAGTACAAGCCAACAACATATTACAAATAGACAAAGTGATTGATTACTTTTTAAATGAAATGCAAATTGTGTTTTATAGTCATAGAGTAAATTATCCAAGAGCCTTATCGGCACAGGTTTTACCTGAAGAATTAAAACAAGCAGTGGTTGTAAAACTAGAAGCAATGAAAAGCAAGGTAAAAGATTATGAGATGGTAAAAAAATATCCTGTGTTGGAAAAAATTACTTTACAACAGATACAAGACAATATTAACTTTTTACAAGCAAGAGATTTGCACGAACATTGGAACGATTGTGTGGATTTCAATAGAAAGTTAGATGCAACAAGAAAGCAAGGGCCATTCGAAAAAATTAATCCGGAGTTTGCAAATTATGTTTAGGGTTGAACATTTATACAAACACGTACAAGAAAGTGTAAAGGTAGAATGGAACCTCGGCAAAAGATGTAATTATGATTGCTCCTATTGTCCTGCAGAAATACATGACAACACTAGTAAGCACACTGATATAAAAATTTTAAAAAATGCTGTTGATTCTTTATGTTCGTCTATGCCAGATTTAAGAACCAAAGTGCGAATCAGTTTTACTGGAGGTGAACCTTGTGTGCATCCAAAATTTTTAGAACTTTTAGAATATGCAAGACCAAAAGTAAGTTGGCTTAATGTAACAACAAATGGAACAAGAACTGCCAAATACTATACACATCTATTAGACAATTTGGTAGATCATTTGGTATTCAGTTTGCACTTTGAATACGACTACCAAAAAGTTCTGAAATCAATTTTAAGGGCCGCACAAGGGTCTAAAAACAAAAATATACTTGTACACGTAATGATGCTTCCAGGACGTTTATACGACGTTAAAGACGTTTGTAGACACCTTTCTGAGGAGCAAATAAAGTTTGCACTGCGACCAATTCGTTGGACGCAAACACACGATATTTTTGAAGACATGAATCGGTACTCGCCAGAAGAATTGGATTTTTTGAAATTGGAAAACCATAATCCACCACACAATGTTTTGATAGACAATGGACCAAAAACTTGCAACGTAAATGATATGCTGATCCAAAAAACTAATCAATTTAAAAATTGGAAATGCAATGCAGGACTTGAAAGTTTAATGATTAATTGGGACGGAGATGTACACAGAGCAACTTGTAGAGTGGGTGGCAGTTTGGGAAATATTTACGAAGGCACTTTTAACAAGCCAACTGAACCTATTGATTGTACAAGAGATTGGTGCACCTGTGCCGCAGATATCAATATCACAAAAGTTAAACCTTAACTTTATCTAATAAACTTTCTGGCTGACACATACAAGTATTTGTTTTGTCACAAATTTTAGGTTTGATCACAGGATCAAATTTTGCTACAAAGTCTTTGTCATAAATGTTGTAGTTGTCAAACAATCTTGTTCTACAAGCACCTGTGATAATACCAGCAGGATCAATCATCATGCTGTCTACTCCTATGTTACAGCGCCATCCATAGAAATCATTCTGTTTGTTCAACACAATCCAGTTTCTGTTTACTCGCTTTTTAGAGCCGTCTTCAAACACAACAACAGGATTATCTTTAAGATGTTTTCTGTTTTTCCATATGTGCCATATGCTAGGTCGTCTTTTTGTAGGCTTGGCAACAAATGCTCTTTGTTCATCTGTGTAGTTGATTGTTTCATGCATAACTTCCATAGCACTGATAAACCATGGGTGTTTGCTTGTTTTACAAGTTTCAATCAGTTCTAAACACTTGTCCCAAGCAGTAGGATCCATTAAAACCATTACGTTTGGACTTCTACCCATCTCGTGCAGTGTGTCACTGACTTTGATAAAATGATCTATATCTACTTCTTTGTGATGACAACTCAATAGGATTTTATCAAACACTGTGCCAAACTTTTCCCACCATCTCAATGTTCTACTGCCATTGCTACTGATAGTGATGTATGCAGGTATGTGCTTTCTAATTTCTGTAACAAATTCTCCCAACTTGGGCCACAGTGTAGGCTCACCGCCCACAATGTGTAATTCCAACATTTCTTTTCCTATTGCTTGATATTTGCTGAATAAGTGTTTAAAATTTTCCACTAATTGTTCCATGTCGTCTGTCCAACGATGTGTGCCTTCATGCGAACCTTTAAAACAATACCAGCAATTAAAATTACAGGTATTACCTATCATAAACTCGATACGCAGTATTTTTTTAGGTTGTGGATTGTGTACTTGCACTATGTTCATAGCAAGTGTCCTAGTTCAGGGAATATGTTTTTAGCATTTACTCCACGTATGGCATCTAACTTGTTGACGTATTCTTTGAATCCTGGCAGTAAGAATGAATTATCTTTCTGATTCATGTGTGCCAACACAGCCTCCCAGCGACGCCAACCATAAGGATTTGTTTTCCAATATTCATCATCTTTTCTGTAGTTGTGCCACAGCCAATCCTTGAACTCCAAGAATCTTTGTTCTACTTCTTGCTTGTCTTCCTTGGGCAATATCTGAATACTTAAAAATGTTGGAATGTACAACAGGTGCATATTAACAAGTCCACCTCCCATCTGCACATCACCTGGCACTGTGCCTAGGTTTAATTTTTTAAATCCGCTTTGCACTTTCCATTTCATAAAGTCTGGCAAGTGTTTTACATTAAAAATTTGTATTGCAGTTGCCAAACTTGTTTGTATGTTGTCTGGTGTGTTGTCCAACATATGTAAATTTTTTTCCACAGTGTCCCATTTAGTAGGAAAACGTATGTACTCATCACGTTCTTGTATGGCATCCATACTCACAGCAAACTTAACTTTCTTAAATTTACTCCACAGTTCAATTAAATCTTCATCAACCAATATGCCGTTTGAGTTGTAACGCAACAGTATCTTGTCTTGATAACCTTGACGTATGATCTCTTCTATAAACTGTTTGTGTTCCTTGATCATTAACGGTTCACCACCAGCAAAATAAACCTGTTTTAGGTTTGGTATTTGCTTGTACATCTCTTGCCAGAACTCAGGCTTTTCATGCCAGAAGTTGTTGAATTCTTTTTTGTCCCATTGCAGTTGTTGTTTGACATCTTTGTTTTCCAACTGTGGCATTAATTGTTGCCAGTCCTTTACCCATTTACTACTGTCATGTGGTGAACACATCACACATTTAATATTGCAAGTGTGTCCCAATCTCAAATCCAAGTACAATAAATCTTCTGGCACCGTGCCGTCTTCTTTTGTTTGTCTTACCAACTCTGGAATATCAACACCGTCCTTGTACCACGTGCCTGTTTCCCATACACGTTTACTGACAACTCCTACTTTTTCTTCTTCAAAACATTTGCTACAACTAGAAGGTATTTTGCCAGCCAACATATTTGTACGCACACTCTTCATGTAATCATTGTTCCATGCTTCCATTGGAGTATCCTTGCCAAAGTTAGCAGGCGTACCGTCCTCTTTTTTGACGAGGCCCACTTCGTGGTCGGAACCAGCGCCGCTGGCGTTCGCTGAACAGCACAATCTCATATCACCATTAGGTCTTGTTGCAAAATGTATCCAAGGCAAAATACAAAATGTAGGACTGCCTGAAACAGATTGTAATTCTCTCTGCCATTTACCTAACTGTGAATCTTCTGGATTCATCCAATATTCATTGTGATCAGTCATTTAATATCCTATACATTTTTTCTGCAACAGCATTGTTACTCTCCTGTCCTGGGTGCATACCATCTGTTGCTTTATCATAAATGGTTATGCCATCGTTGTGCCAATTACTGACATTAATAAAATCAATTTTGTGTCTTTCTAATTCGCTTGGCGTTGCAGGAAAATGAATATATTTTATACCTAATTTATTAAGGTACAAGTCTGCGTGTTGTATATAGAACCAAGACTTCATTGCGTAATCTTTTTCATCTAAAAATTCTACCCATTTGCGTTCTTGATGTGTTTTATTCCAAGGTCCTAATCTATCTCTAAACAACGGAAACTTATGTTGGTTATTGAACAACATATCTCTCACAAAATGACTCCACATAATTACTACAACATCATCCTTTTTGTAATCAAATTTTAAAATGCTGTACAATATTTCTACATTACTACTGCCTGGAAATGATTTGTTTACAAGTTCCATATCAAGTTTGTTTGCCAATGATTGTGCCCAACCTAGTTTGCTAGGTTTAAGATGATGAAACTGATTAAAGAACCAATTTTTACAATCCTCTAGTCCAGTTCCATATGTGTAAGAACAGCCAAACGTGATTAATCTTTGCATTGATCTTCTCCCCATTGTCTTTCTTTACACCAGAAACATTTACCGCACACAGGCACGGGCGACCCTGGCACATATGTCTTGTAATCCAAGTCTCCAAAGATTTCAGGATATGTGTCTCGATCACCTTCACAACTGCGAGTAAGATTGAATAGGTCCATTATGCCTAATTTCTTGAATTGAGCAACTATCCAATCCTTCTGTACATATGTGAATGGGTGACAAGCATAGCCGCCCATGTGTGGTTTGATGAGTTTTTCTAGAGTCTTATCACCAATAGTATCTATTAAGACATCTCTGTCCAATAGTCTCTCATCAAATTCTTTATCAGGATTCTTGGTCACAGCACAAAACCAAGCATCCAATTTTTCTGTATGAGCAACGTATTCTGCGTGTGCTCTTAATTCTATTTGATTACCGCTTTTCATTTTTCCATATTCGTCCATGATGTTTGGACCTTTTGAACCCCATTCTAAATCAGGAGCAATAAAATTTTCGTGTCTTGTGAATTTAATTGTTGGAAAATTATCAACCAACCAATGATATACATCTAAACTGTTTTGTTTTTGCCAAGGTCTGGTCTTCCAACATCTAATATTTGTAATAATGTGTACTTCTGATGTGTAAAGTTTTTGTGTGATTATACTGCACAGCAACACTGCCATCAAGGCACTGTCCGCTCCACCACTCAAACTGATGCCTACTCTCTGCCATCTTTCAGAAAAAGGAAACACAACTCCATCAATCTCATGGAGAATGTTCTTGTAGAGACTGGTTTGGTAAACCGCTTTGATGTGTTCGTAATCTGGCATAATTGGACATGAATATTTATCGTTATTAAGTACGCATATAATTTTTTCCGATAAGTACAGTATGTTGGAAAGAATCAATACCAAAATAGATGCCAAATCCATTTTCGATATTACCAAACAATTACCGCCAGGTAAGAATGTTTTGAATAAACCTACTGGTGATTTCTTTTATGATGAATGGAAACTGGAAGACAAGTGGTTAGGCACTCCTGTAGAAGACCTTTTGAGTCAATTACCTAATCATGGTGAAGCAAGAGTCATAGTTTTATCGCCAGGACAGAGTTATTGTGCCCATGCAGACATAGATGATAGGTGGCACATCACACTAGATGCGGAACAAAGTTATCTTATTGATTTGGATAACAACAAAAATTATAAATTAGAAGTAGATGACGAGGTTTATGTGATGGATTCAGGAAGAATTCACACTGCAACCAACTTTGGCTTCAAACCACGATATCAGTTGGTTATACGCAAATTACTGAAAAGGAATGATTTACAAGATCCTGTGACTGCCAAGATAGAATTAATAGATCCACCATACAATGTAAGATATCTTTTTGATAAAAGTTTTTCTATTTTATTAAACAAATTAGAAAAAGAAGGAAAAATTAATAATTTTAGACGCACTAACAATAATTCAATAGCATTAGATATAGAAAAAGAAGAGGTGCAACAATTAATAGACCTAGAAAAGACTTGTGGCTTCAAGTACAAAATAGTTTATGGAAAATTTTAATAATTTTTACAAATTTAAGGGAGGACTCGCTGTGACGAATATGCTTTACGAGCCTCTTGTTAGCAACAACAAAAAAATTTTTTGTATGAATTGGAATGCAAACAAATATTTTGAGAACGCGGAAATGACAGACGAACTTTACAACTATTGGTTTAATCAAGAAGTGAAATATTTGTTCAAATTAAAAAATAAAAAATATATTCCTGAGGTTATTAATATAGATTACACAAAAAGAACAATTATATTTCGTTGGTATGACAAAAGTCTACATTGGTTGTTGGAAACAAAACAAATTCACAATATTCCAAATTGGCAAGACAAAATAAAAGCCATCAAAGATGATTTAGAAGAGAATAACATATACAAAATTAATATGTACCCGCACACCTTTTACTTTGATGATGAAGACAATGCACATATTATGGATCTATATGGTTGCACAGATGTTGATACAAAATTTTTAGATATACAGTTTCTTAAACCTCTTATACGTAACGATAGATTTGATAAATTTATAGTAAACGACCAATTAGACACACATGAATTGTACAATGAAACTATTAAAACTAACTATGCTGAATGGCCGGGAGATTTTTTAAATGCTTGAGTTTGTGGGTAACTGTAATCATATCCTTAATTGGAATGAAATAATAAATGAAGTAAAAGATCAAGAAGGTAAGTGTGCCTGCAAGTATCTGCCTGTGTCAGAAGTGCCAGAACTAAAAGAAATTAATGACGCACTGGGCAAATACTGCCAACCATCTATAGAATGGATCAACTACTACCCAGGCAAAGAGTTTTCAATGGAGGTAGCAGAGAAGTTTGGAGAATTTGTTGGTGCACCAAGAATGATTAAGAGTTGGATATCAAAAATATATCCAGGTAAGACTGCTCCATGGCATTGGGATTGGGACGTTGATTGGAAAAAATACACTGAACAAGGCAATCCTGTAAGATTCACAGCAATGATTAATGAACCTGCACCAGGACACGTGTTTATTGTAGGTGATGAAGCATTGTACAATCAAAAACAAGGAGATGTTCACAAGTGGCCTGACTTTAAATCATATCATGGAGGAACAAATTGTGGACTTGTACCTAAATTTAATTTTAATTACTTGGCATACGCAGAATGAAACAATACATAGGAAATTGTAGTGACGTGATAGACTGGAATGCAGTTGTAGAAAGTGTTGCCAACTCTAAACCAGCATACCAAGGACCAAGACACACACGAAATGATGACCTACCTGGCATTAAAGAGATCAGTGAAGCATGGGACAAGGCAGGATACACACTCGCATCAGAAGGTGGCACAGTTGGTTGGGATATGTGTATACCTGAAACTAATTTTGATAGAAGTGTTGTAGATAAATTTTCTGATTATGTGGGTGTTGATGTTTTAAGTTGTTGGGTCAGTGTGATACATCAAGGATATCATGCTCCATGGCATTGGGACACACAGGACAACGAAGAAGAATTAAAGAAGTTAGGTGCTATTGAAAGATTTCATGTGCATATGCAGGACACACGTCCAGGACATATATTAATTGTTGAAGATGAATTGTACTACAACGCAAAACAAGGTGATGTTTACAAGTGGCCAGATAGAAATGCATGGCACGCCGGCAGTAATTGTGGACAAAATCCAAAATACATTTTTAATTTCTTTGGAACAAAAAGATGAAAATAATAATAACAGGACACACATCACCTATGGGCAGTGCCCTATACGAACATTATTCATCTATGAATGAAGTGTTAGGTGTAAGTAAGAATGAAGGATTCGACTTCACAAAAAATCATCATCAAGATCAAATTGTTGATATGGCTTTGGCAAGGGACGTATTTCTAAATGTGGCCCACGTCGGCACAGCACAGTCAACTTTAATGATGAAATTAAAACAACGCTGGAGTCCAGAAGCACCATTACGTAAAGTTATAACTGTGGGCACATTGGCAACAAAAGTAGATAAAAAATTATTAGAGCAGGTTAACATTGACAAGCAATACCTCAAAGACAAACATCACATAGATGCAGTCAGCAACGCAATAACAAATGAAAAGCCATTTGGTGAACAGTTACATTTTACTCTTGTGCGTGTTTTAAACTATGGTGAAAAGACAGGTGACAGAGCAGGTGAACCCACTTGCAGTGTAGAGGATATATGTAGAACTTTTGATTATATCATTAATGAACCTATGTATATAGGTAAGTTAGATATTAGACGTAATTAATATTCAGATAGATTATCAATACTTAACTGTTTACGAAACTTGTCTGTAAACACACAATCAATTCTTAAGCCATATTCCTGTTCAGCATTTACTTCTCCGCCATGCCAGTCTTGATCATTCCAAAATGCGGCATTAGAATTTATGTAAACTTTGTTTTGTTTTTCAGGATCCCATATGTAGAACCCTCTTTTTGTGTTGTGTCTTATGTGTATGAATTCATTCTTGTGTCCACTGTATCCTTGATTGTCTCCATGCTTTCCATCAAGGTCTCTATGTTCAAATGGTTTGCCGTCGTGTTCGCAATGGAAGAATATCACTCTTCCTATGCTTTCTATGATGCCCGTGTTTACTAATTCTTTTATCCAAGCCACTAGACCTGGAAAATATTTTGCTTCTTCTGTTATGTTTCTTTCAGCATTTCTTTGATCCCAATCTCCTTCTTCCCAAAGGAAATAATAAATGTAAGGATCCTTTGCACCCAACACAGCCTTAAGATACCTTGTGAACTGATTGCGTGTTTTGTAATCTTTTATATTTGCATATAGGTCATCACCATTTTTTCGGATTGGATCACTTTCTGGTAGTGCTTTGTACTCTTCCAAAGCCATGTAAATTGGTTTCCAATTTAATTGGTAACTCATATCTTTTGGATCAAAACCTGGCGACATCCAAGTACCTTCTTTGGCATATTCTCTTGCCAAAGCAAAGCCTCTACATATTTCTGGATGTAGATTTTTAAAACCTTCTATGTCTATGTGTTCGTCTAAATCAATATATGGACGACCGCCAATTCCTCTGATCATACAACTATTTACTGTTTAAATACATACATATTATGGCTTTTGAATTGGTACCATACTCTGATAGATTTGACCTAACAGAATTCTACAACACTGCCAAGCAGAAAGGATTTGTCAACAACAGTTCTAAAAAGATGTTGATAGACTCTTTGTCTAAAGAAGATAGATGGCAAGTTTGGTTATTGTGTTGGAAAGGAAAAGTTATAGGGTCAACTGCGGCTCATTCGTTTCCTGAAATGGGACCTGACAGTTATCGTATTGCTTGTAGAATATGTACATTCACAGATGCTTTACCTAAAGAATATCAAGTGGTGCGTACACGAGATACCATTAGAAATCATCAAACCACCACACAACAATTTTTTCAACCTGCAGGTATTATGTGGGCAGGATTTAATAAAAATTATTTTGTCACAACCAATGAAAATGCAGAAGGCACTCAACGTCTAGTGCATTCTATTGTGGCACCAACATTAGAGAGTACAGGTGTGTACACAAGAATAACAGACATGGATTACAGAGGTACACGTCAAACTGTGTGGCGTGTGAATGCAGATATATATTTTGATCAATTACAACACGTAAAGGCTTGGCCATTTGTAAAATGAAATACTATTATAACAATGTTCCCGGTAAAGGTTTATGTAGAAACAATTTAATCTACACTAGTCTTATAAATGAAGATAAGACAGAATTTTGTATGTGGTTCAACAATGATACAGATTATCATAAAGGACAGAATGAAGTTGTAGATCCTGCATTAATGGATATGAAGTTTAAAAGAGAAAAGGATTTCTTAAAAATGCTAGATGTTGACCATAAAGAAATTATACCTTCTATTACAAAGATTGATAATAAAGAGAAAAAAATTTATTTTCAAATTGAAGGAGATGATTTTTGGGAACAAAGTCATGGCAAAAAATATGAAGACGTTGTGCCTAGATGGCAAGAAGAAATGTTGTATATTTTAGAGACGCACAAAAAATTAGGCATCTACAAATACAGTTTACATCCGAGCAGTTATTGGGTAATTGATGGTGAATTAAGAAATGTCAATTACTTCTTTGCATACAGAGAGGATGAAGCACCTATCACAGTGCAGGAACATTTGAGTCATATATCCAAAGAGCGACAAAAAGAGTTGATGCCTAAAATGGAAAAAATGAGAATTAAAGCCACCAAGAGTTATTCATTTCACAAGTTACAAATACTATGCCTGGAAAGTTTTAGAAATGTTTATCCAGACAGTTTCATAGACAAGGCAATTTCCATTTATAAGTAATAATATGCAAGATACAAAAACAACCAGTTTGTGCCATATATGTTATAGGCACTGTGAAGCAGAAAGAATCACAAAGGCAGACGGAGTGCATTTAATTAAACACTGTCCTGAGCACGGCTCTAGTGATTATCTTGTGGAGCCTGATATAAATTTCTACAATAATCTTGTGTATGACAAAGCAGGATATTCTATACCACAAGGCATAATGATTGAAGTTACAGATAAATGTAATCTAAATTGTCCGCATTGTTACCATAAACCAGATAACAAAACAGTTGATAAACCCATAGAACAAATATTGTGGCAAATAGAAAACAGGTTTAATGCTGACGCTGGTGCAGTAATTTTAGCAGGAGCAGAACCAACAGTAAGAAAAGATTTGCCGGAACTAATCAAACAAATCAAACAATTACTTAAAAAATTAGGAAGACCAGAAGATGTGTGTATTCTTACAAATGGTGTAAAACTTTCTGATAGAAAATGGGTAAAAGAAATTGCTGAAGCAGGAACAAACATGGTTATGATAGGAATGAATCATCACTCTTATCAAGGTATGAAAGTGCATGAAAAACAATTAAAAGGTATTGATAATTGTATTGCTGAAGGTATATTTGTTTATTATGTTGGTTACACACTAGAACACGTGGATCATATGGAAGAAGTATTAGAAGAAATACAGGCTTTAGGTAATCGTGCTTGGCAATACAGAATTAGAGCAGGTTCAGATATTGGCAGATCACCAGACGAACCGCAATTCTTTTTAAGCAGACACGTTGCTAAGATAAAAGAAATTTGTGATCGCAAAGGTTGGACTTGGGAAAAGAAACCTGCTGATGATAATCTATATCATTACATGGTAAACATAAATGGTATCACACATAGAATTATACAATGGAGTGATCCTAAAACAATAGACCTAGAACAATTACAGTGTGGTCCATGGTGCGATTTTGTTCCTGGTAAACCTGTAACTAATTTTCTACATCAAATAATGTTGCGTGATGCTGTTGTCAACGAAGGCAAAATATTATATGACACAGTGCCACCTAAGTATCTCTTCCAACCAGAAAATGTTGATTACGATGTTACAGAATGGACTTGGAAAAGTTGGGACGAATCAAGAGACAAACAATCTAAATTAATCAGCGACGTTGTAAGTTAGACTTATCACACTAGGATTTGATAACCAAAATTCTATTGAATTTATAATTGTGTCACTATCTTTGTATGAACTGCTTGTGAGTCTCAACAACAACATATCAGTTGTCTCATTTTTGTCAGATGCTAATTTGAAGAATTCACGTTCAAGCAGGTTCTTATTATCGGTGTATGTTTTATGTTCCATGTCAGGGTAGGTACTTACAATAGCACCACACACAATCATTTTGTCTACTTGTTTATATAATTTTTCTAATAGAGTTAATTGTAAATTATCAGCGGTATATGTGTTGTTGATAAACAGATCACAGTTTTTAGATTGTTCTATGATTTCATCCACAGTGTTAGATGAATCGAAGCCTACAACATCTTCAAACTTATTTTTAAAATAATTGTAAAGTGATTTACCTAGACCTTTTGTGTGTCCTGTGATTCGGACTTTCATTGAATTAGATTAAATTCGCCCAGGCTCCGTTTTCGTATCCTTGGAATTTGTTTGTTGTTGTGTTGTAAACAATCATACCGTTTGCGGCTGTTAAGGCATTAATTGCTGTTTGGTCCATGTTACCTAACAGTAATTCATTTACTACTTGAGCATTACCATTTACCACAAGTTTTTTGCTTGGAGTGATTGTGTTAATACCGAAGTTACCATCTTTGTTTACAACAACTGAATAAGTTGTTACACCATTGTCAGGTGTAACTGCAAGTGTGATGTTTCCTGGAACAGCACCAGCACCTACAGTGGCTTGTGAGTCAACACCCGCCGCTATAAAACTTGATTGTACATATTGTGATCCATCATAACCATAGTGTGTGTAACCAAACAATAAATCATCTGCTACACTTACAGTTGGAGTTACAATTGAACCTCTTGATGAATATGCTTCAATAGAGTTGAAAGTGTTTGGGTTACCATCATCTGAATACAATCTCAATGCATTTCTGGCTGTGTGGTCAGTATTGAATATTTCAAAACCAACACCACTTGCTGAATTGTTTGTACCAATTTTTATTGCACTTCCAGTCTGTAGTGTGATTGTATCACCGTCTAAATCTAAGACACTGTTTGTAATTCTGTCTGAAGCACCGTCAATTCTTAATGAGTTATCATCTGCATTCACAGTACCTTTATGTGTACCAATTGAAGTACCTGTAATTGTTTTTGCTGTGTGATCAATTATTGTTGAGTTGTCACTTGCTTTTGTATCACCAGTTAGTGTACCAGTTACGTTTGCTGTAACTGTGCCTGCGTTTGCATTCACAACTACTGTTGAACTGTCTGAAACTATGTTACCGTTAAATGAAGCCGCTTCAATTTCACCTGATGCAACAATACCATTAAAGTAACCTGTTCTCCAAGCATTGCTTGTTGAACCAATATCGTATGTGTTTGAAGCATTAGGAGTGATATTAGTTGTTAGGTTTAAGTATTGAGCCGCTAGAGTTGTATCAACCGCAACACCACCTGCTGTAGAACCATCTCCTACGTATAGTTTTTTAGTATCTGTAGTGTAAAGTAATTCACCCGCCAAAGGTGCACTAGCGCCTGATAATGCTAGTCTTTCTGCGTCTGTTCCTCGTCTAACTTGTAGTGCCATTATGTGTTACTCCTAACGTGTAATATGTAGTATTTATTCTACTTACATATTTGCTGGATAGTTCATTTTCGCTTTTTTAAGAAGGTTTTAGTGCGTTTTGTGATGTCTGCTTTGACCTTGTTAGTATCCAGTCTAAAATCGACGTTTTTGATAGCGTCTCCATAGGTCTTGAACAGTTCTGTAATCTGCTTTTCCAACTCTTTGTTGGTCATCTTTTGTCTGTTGTTTTTGAGTCTAATCTCCCAGTTTTTGCCGTCTTTAAATGTTACTTTAATAGACAGCAAATATTCTACAGGGATAGACTCCACATGAAGGTCGGAAAAGATCTCCGGCCAATGTGCCACCACTTCCTTAGGCAATCTTTTTTTAGTAAACTTGACCACAACAGACACGTGTTTTTACTTAGACTTTTCTTTTTTTGGTGACAATGTCTCTGCTTCTTTACGTAGTCTTGCCGCTTCTTTGTAGAAACGATCTGCTTGACTTCTCATCTGAGCCGCTAACTGTTCATCTGATAATGCTTCAGTGTTTCTAGCCGTTTGAGCAGTCGCCGTAGTTGTAGCAGTGTCTGGCTTCACAGCAAGGTCATCGATAGATACACCTTTCTGTTCTGCAATTATTTTATTCAACTCATCCAAACCAATTGTTGTAGTTGTGTTAGGTGTCATAACCACAGAGTCAGTTGATACTTTTTGCATATTTCCATTTGTGTGGAATTTTACCAACATATTTTGACCATCTGGTGTAACACTTCTTGTTAACACTTCGTACAATTCAAATGCAGATTGTCCTGCATTGCTTTCAACCACTTTCATCATTGCGTCATGATCTTCTGGTGATAATTTAGCCGTTGAAATTACAACTGCCGAATGACTGTCGCCTGGAATTGTTCTGTAAGGCACAACAACTCTTTCGTCACTGCCTTTCATTTTTCCTACGTGTTTTAAATCAGCCATTATTTTTTCTCCGCTGTCGCCTGATCTTCAGGTTTTTTGTTTGCGTCTTTTTGAGATTTTTCAACAATCTTTAAAAAGCCGTCTAGTTTATTAAAGGTAGTTCCTACCATAGCCATTTCGTTGGCTTTGAAGGCACCTCTTTGACTTGCAACATCAATTATCGTTCTTAACACAGTCAAGTCTTGAACAGTTAATTCTGCTCCAGCGCCAACTTGTGGTTTAGCGTCTGCAGGTGCTTGACCTGTTGCTTGTTCTGGTAATGGAGATTGCACAGTCTTTGTGTTTGTATCTGTCATTTTAAAATGCTCCTTTATTTGTATATACAAAGATACTTATTAACGATGTATGTGAGGGCAACTAAGATTGAATAGAGATAGTTCTTTTGGATTTTCGAATCCTACCAAAATAAAATTACGAATTCTGTTTTGGTTATCAACGGCAAGATGTTTGCCAACATAATATCTACCTTTTAGATTTTCTAATATCCATTTTTCAATCCCTTCTAAAGATTGATCAAACATTGTGTAATCTAATTGTAAAAATTCTAATCCGTGAGGTTTCTTTTGGAACTTTCTACAGTCGTAGATGTTAAGTGGATTGGGTGTGTTGTTTTTAGGAAACATTATCGTAATGAACAGTTGTACCAAAAGGTGCTTCCATATTTTTATCATGGTGTCCATTGATAACAAATAATGTATCACAGTATGATTCGTCTCCCCAACTATCCCAAGGATAACCATCTGTGAACATAATAAACTTCTTAGGTACTATATCATTTTCTTTCATGTATTCATAGTTTGCATCAAAGTCAGTACCACCACCGCCTTCTATAGAGTATTGTTCTAATCCATAGTCGTTAGCAGAAAAATCTTGCTCATTATGTATTTCTGTATCAAAACACCATATTTTAATTTTATAATCTTTGTATTGTTCCATTATGCCTTGTACTTCACTTAAGAAGTCTTTAACCTGCTCATTCATAATAGAACCTGATGTGTCAATAGCAATACACAAATCAATTGTTTCTTCATAGTTTGTACCAGGTAAAATTACACCTGTACCAAAACCTTTTCTGCTTGGTCTCGCCCAAGTATAATCATTTTTAATAACACTTTGAATCTGTTGTTGCAATAACTCTCTCCAGTTCATTTTAGGTTCTGTGAACTGATTAATAATTCTTTGTATTGCTTCAGGTAAGTTTTCATTACCAGCCGCCTGTGCAGATTGTAGCATACCTTCTTTTATTTCATTTTTAATTTGTTCCATTTCTGCTTTGCTATAAACGGGTCTACTGCCACCATCTTTCTTATCTTTATTTTTTCCTTTGCCAGCACCTGCTCCGTCTTCTTTCTCCCAATCAATGTGTTCATCTAAAAGTTTACCTAATTGCTCCATAGCCTTTTTACCTTTTTTGTAGATGTCATCATAAACTGCTTCTGAAGACCAACCACTGTATTTGTAGTCTTGGAATATTTGTACGTCTTTAGGTTTCTCACCAATGTTCTGATCCATCAATGTGTTGTTCACAATATAGTCACAAGCAATATTATGAAGTTGTGGATCTCTATCTTCTCTTCTAGTCATGTGGTCAAATACACAATGCAATATTTCATGTGCAATAACGAATTCAATTTCTTTACTAGACATCTTGCTGAAGAACTCTGTGTTGTAGTATAGGTGTCTGCCATCAGTTGCGGCAGTTGGACACCATTCATCACATTCTTTGATTACTAATCTTGTTGCCATGTTGCCAAAGAAAGGATGTCTTAAAAGCAATCCAACTCTTGCAACAACAATCTTGTCTAAAACTTCGGGTCTCAGTCTTTCAATTTGTTCTGGTGTTAATCTTTCTATTTCTTGTTCTATTATTTGTGCGGTCATATTATTATTATACATTCTTTTGGTAGTTGAGTCAAGCATTTTTTGGTAATAGGGCACCTCGAAAAGTGCCCTATTCTAAACACTATTAGTTGGTGCTTTGAGCGGCAGTAATATATTTGCCGAACTTTTCGTGGAATTCATCAAAGCATTTGACCTTATCAGGATCAATCGGTAATTGATACTGAGTTAATGCCAACTTGATACCCATAACAACAAGTTCTGTATCAAAGTTGTCCATCATAAATCTAAGGAATTTGTCTACTTTCGTATCAAACTTCTTATCTTTCTTGTCGTTTGCTTCTTTGAGTTCATAACATAATGAAACCGTAAGTGAGTACATTGCCGATATTTCTTTTGATTTCATTTCTGTTATTTTGCCATCTAGTATTTCAGATGGATTAGGTAACTCAGATGCTACCTTTCTATGGGCCATGAACTTAACTGCAAGTCCTTCACCCACTGCACCGCTGACTAAATCAGTCACAGTGTTTTCATCAAGGTCGTCTGAAAGCAATTCGCTCACAAAAGACCAGGATCTTGGCGTAGCAAAAGAACGACTTGGTGACTTAGGATCAAAGTCATACAAATCCTTCTTGCTAAAAGTTAGATAACCTACAACATCTTTATGGATGTTATTGTTTACTGCCCACTCTAACCAGTCATCAAATTCTGGTTTCATCTCCAAGTGGATAAATCTGTTTGCCAACGGAGCAGGCATTCTATATACAACACCTTTGTCAGCCTCTCTATTACCTGCCGCTACAATCAATACGTTATCAGGTAATGTGTAAGTACCTACTTTTCTGTTTAAGATAAGTTGATAAGCCGCCGCCTGTACACTAGGTGCCGCAGAATTCATCTCATCTAAAAACAATACAATGTTTTTATGTTTTTTAGCCAATGCTGATGTAGGCAATTCCGAAGGTTGTGCCCATACCATATTGTTTTCTTTTGAATTGAAATATGGAATACCTTTAATATCTGTAGGCTCCCATAAACTTAATCTAATATCAATCACCTTTGCTTCAATGTTTTTAGCAATTTGGTGAACTACTTCTG